CATTTGCTCCGGTACTGGTGGTTCCTAACATCAAAATCCCGCCGGCGTCGATGCGCATGCGTTCTGAACCAGTAGTATAGAACCGTATCGGATGAGCTGTTTCTGTAGATATATTAAAAGAACCAAGAGTCTCATTAGCTACAACAGAGGCTTGGACATTGGTTGAGGATAAACGAAAAAGGCTACCAGAAGCTCCTCCGTCCAGATTAAGAGTCTTAAAAGAAAGTACACCAGGACTGTCCGTCCCAATCCCGACATTCCCGCTCGCATCCACCACGACGCGCTGCACGCCTGCCGTACTGAGAGCGAGGACGTCTGTGGATGCCAGATAGACCCCAGTCCCGGTCGAGTCCGCGAAGGACCAGGACGGCGCGGCTGCGCTGCCGGAGGGTGAGCGTCGGACGTCCGTGAATATTGGTCCTGTGATTGCACTGTTTGCCATGAGATACTCCTTGACTTAGTGTCGAACCTGTTTTAGCATTTTTTCTACGGACTGTCAACCACCTAGGAGGCTTTATGGAATATCATAAGTTAAAGATTCTCACCAATACGGAAGTAAAGGAAGGAATGGAACTGCCCGTCTCTGGTACAAATTTCTCTATTCAGGATGGTAGGATTGTAACCTATGCCATTGACTACGGGGAGTTAAAGGAAGAAGTAGAAGTTCCTGACGAGCTTGAAGAATTCCTAAAAGAGCAACAAAAGAAAAAACGTGAAGAAGAACACGAGTTTAAGGAAAAGTTCCAGATACGCTGTGGTGTTAGTTTTTTTGATGATGAAAAAGGTATGCGTCCGATTCCCTTGGCCGAGGACGAAAAGTTCTTCCCGACCGCAACCAGTGAATTTATGTTTACTTTATTTGACAATTTCTTCTCTAAATCAGATATGCTTGCCGAGAAGTTCAAGCGAAACAAGCGAGCCTACTTGTTGCACTCAGACCCTGGGATGGGTAAATCTGCAATGATTCGGCAGTTTTGTCGTAAGTACCTCAAACATGAGGGTACTGCCATTGTTCAGGTAGGTGGTGATGTAGACTTCCAGAAGCTGACCACAATCTTTTTGGATAGCTACCAAGAGGGTGTAAAGCGGATTGTCCTCATCATCGAAGACTTTGGACGACGTGATTACGCAAACAATACAAGTATCTACAATCCGAGCTGTCTAAACTTTCTCGACGGTGTCGCTGGTCTGTTCCGTGTGCCCACACTCATTCTCTGCACAACCAACTTCATTGACCACCTTGGCCCTCAGTTGACAAATAGACCAGGACGCTTCAACAGAATTATCCGTGTACAGCCGCCGAGCGACGAAGAAGTGTTTGAATTGGTAGAGGGTATGGCAGAAGTTAAGTTGACCGAGGAGCAGAAGGAAGCCTTTGCTGGCAAAGGTATGACCCCCGACCATGCAGTAGAAGCTTTGTTGCGGCACGAGATTGAAGAGATAAGTCTTGAGCAAGCTGCAGAGGAAGTGGTCAAGGAGCGGGAAGGTCTGACTAGCTGGAAACAGTGAGCCAGACCTCCTGGCTTATACCTTAATAATATAATTCACATTTGCATTTGTTGGGCGGGTTTCTGAGTCGCCATTTGCGACTGTAATTGCTTGAGCAGCAGCCGTTCCACTGTTCAGTGACTGAGCATTGGCAGTGCCTGCGGCTGAACCATTTGCGTTCGCTGAAAACCATGAAGCATTGTTGCTAGAAGTTGCTTGGCTTGATGTACTTCCGGAAAAATTCGGTATTGCTACTCCGCCACCACCAATGTTTGCTCCATATCCCAGATTGTGAGCATGACTCGATTGGTTGCTATTAAATTGATTCTTATTTATTGCACATGTACCGCTAGAAAGAGAGCTTGCATTAAGGGTTAATGCGGAAATAGAACTAGCAGCAGCAGTTGCACTAAGTCCATTCTTTGCAGTCGCATTCCCTTGCACAGAACCGACGGAGTCGCCAGTTGCACCACCACTGTTTGCGGCAGTTCTAGTTGTCCTGTTCGGGTCACGTGCAGCGCCGCCATCCCTGCCGCGCAGAAAGCGCCCACGCAAGTCTGGGAGGTGAAAGGTAGAGGAGCCATTGCCAGAGCCGTGGGCAGTCCCTATGGCGGCAAATAGCTTGGCATAGGTTGTTCTGCTTATCTGTGCTCCATTGCAGAGAAGCCAGCCAGCAGGAGCAGTGGCCCCGCCGTATGGCAGGATTACGCCTGCAGGCATCAGGTCAGATACAGCGCCCGCAAGCTGCGAGGCTTCTTGGTCTGCCATCGTCGAGAGCATTGCTACATTTGCCATTATTTCGTTCTCCTTTTGTTCTCCTCAGGGGAGAGTTTAGTTCAATTCGGCCTGTCGCGCAATCGTCACAGTTGTAAACTCCTTATAATTCCGCTGAGATTCCGATGTACGCAGGTACATCCTTAGAGGTTCCTTGTTCACTGATAACAAACCCGCTACTGCCATTAGTTAATGATGTGGGAGAAGTTAATCTTACGCGGGCGCTGTTAACACCTGGTTGATATACTTCAGTCACACTTAGATTAAGTATTGTACCATCAACGCCTGAAAAATAATTAAAAGCTTCAGGCGAAGCAGACCAACTGCCCGGAATACCTCTTTTGGTAACTTTATACGGAAGAACCATAGCAATAAAATTATTAGAATAAACAGTTGCTAAGCTAATCTGAGAAAATTCTGTCGTAAGGGTCCATTGCTCATAGTACCGCTGACACAACGCCAGCTCGGTTCCGTACGGCCTTTTCTCGAACGCGGTCTCTCTGCTTCCTGCCTCAAGCTGGACCTGAGCGATGTCGAATGTCCCGCTTTGCTGGCCGAGGCTGTTCGTGCGGGAGTTGAAGTCCAAGCCTGCGTCGAACCATAAAGTCAATTGCAGAAAGTCATTACCATTTGTACCGAGGGTTTTATCTGCGATGCTAGGAATGTCGACCGTCACTGTGTACTTCTTCCAAGAAGTGGTCAGTGCGATTGTGGTTACGCCGATGGACAGCACAGCTGGAGAGGGCGTGCCGCCAGTACCAAAGTTTTGACCAAATTCAACTGCCATGTTTTTCGGAGCATCTGCTTTTGCCCAGAAGGACAGGGTCGCAGTCTGACCTGCTAGGGTTGTTACTGATTCTATTTTTTGATATTTAGCTACATAATTACCTGCACCAGCTACGCTGCTGACCACTGTCTGGCTGAAGTACTTCGGATTGCCTGGGACTGCGGTCTGGCCGAGGGCGAATACTTGCTGGGAGTGGGTTTTGGTTGAGCCACCACTTTCGTTAATCCACCTATCGTCACTGCCGTAGCCATTTATAGTTTGGCTCGTACCGCGTTGCCAGATGTCGAAGTTTCCGTTGATGAGGACGTTCCGGTTGCTGAGCGGTGCCGATTCCACAATGTTAATCGAGGAAGAGTCGATGCTCAGTGGAAAGCTGGTACCGATTGCAGGTGCATTCAGGGCGAAGTTAATCTGCGCTGCCGAGAATCCTGTGATGTTAGGTAGAGTGACTTGGATATTTCCGCCAGCTGTTATGCTTACGTTGAATCCAGCAGGAGGCGTGTCACCTGTCGTTTGGAAGCTGAGATTATAGTCGCTGCCCGCGCCATTCTTAGCAAACTGTGCCTGTACATAGAAGCGTACAGGAGTCGTCGCCGTGATGACTACGTAGCCCGCCAACTCCCCTGCCTCGTATCCAGAGACAGATTGCACAGTAACCGTTGCATTATTTTGCAAGCTAATTTGTGTACGTGCATTGGCGGCACCGATGACCGAGCCACGCATGTTGTACATGAATAATTTATTCGAGTCAAAGATGATACCGATAGGCTTGGAGACCTGGCCGATGACTGTAGGCTCTGTACTTGTGTACTTACCTGCTTCTGAAGCTGAGAGGAATATGACGGTACCTTTGGCCGGAACTGAGCCTCCCTCAAAGTCGTCGCCTGAGATTGATTCAACTGCACCACCTGTGGCCAGCTCAAAAGTGTCAGAGTCAATGACTCCTGCCAGGATACCTACAATCTCGGCTGTGTTGGCTGCCGTGGCGATTGCTGGTGCATAGACTGAGCCGTTCAGGTAGAGTGCCTTGCCTTTGTCTGCTGCCGTGAATCCGTGTGCTACGGGAGTTGTAACCTGTGTTACTGTACCGCCTGCTCCGCCGCCTGTACCGCCGATGACATGCCACTTGTTGACGGTGCCTGTACGGTAGACGAGGAAGAGTGAACCATTGCTGGCCAAGTTTATTGGACCACCTGTGCCTGTCAGAATCTGCAGACCAGAACTTGCTCCTACTGCTTCGTTGTCAATCAGGATAGGTGCAGCTGTCTTGTTTACGATGACAAGGTGTGCTCCATCATCATTCTGCACGTTAATTTCTGTGATAGCGCCGGTGACAGAGCTAAGCACTTCGATGACACCTACACGATTTCCGTGAAATACTGTCGAGCTTGTCATTGATATAGAGACGAGCTGAGTCTGTAGTCTGTCAAGAGTTTTGAGTAAAGCAGTTTGTGCAACTGTGTCAGTAAGCACTTCACCTGTGGACGGTATCTGGTTACCGTTGACGACTGCGCCTGTGGTACTGTCACGTTTGAGGACCTTGCCTCGGCCATCTGGATTGCTGCCGACACCATCTTCGATGCGTAGTTTATCGAGCGTGATCCCTGTGCCATCGACTGCGATTGCGGTCTCTAGCTTGGCATTGGTCACTTCGTTGTCTGCTATTTTCTCAGTAGTAACTGCACTGTCAGCAATCTTTGCTGTAGTCACATTCGCGTCAAGAATCTTGGCAGTAGTTACGTTAGCGTCAGCTATCTTAACTGTCGTAACATTTGCATCTGCAATCTTAGCGGTGGTTACATTCTGGTCAGCAATCTTTAGTGTAGTAACTGCGCTATCTACAATCTTGGGAGTGGTAACTCCTAAATTTTTGATTTGTACCGCGTCAGACGCTATTTCGATACTAATATTGTCTGGCTTTACTGCCAGGTTATCGGTTCCACCATTGTCAACAATCTCCAGACCTGCACCGCCTACTGTGACAGGGTCAAGCTTGGCAGCTGTCACCGAGTCTGCGTTGAGTGCAGCACCTGGGATAGCTTGGAAAGTATTGTCTGCACCATTAATTGTTTTATTTTTCAGTGTTTGTGCCTGGTCCGTGAGTACAACCGACTGCCCGGTAGCGGGACTGATGTCTGGAATTTCTATACTTTTGTCTACAGCACCCTGGTCTGCAGGCTGAACCGTAACTTGTCCGTTTCGGAAAAATACGATTTTGGTCAACCGTTCCCAAAAACCAAAAACCTTCATTTAGATTCTCCTTATAAGGACTTTCCAACCAGAGCCAGTCGGAGCTTCGGATGCTGTTAAGTCTATAACATTCTCCGAAGTTCGTACGATGGACTCTACCAAAATATCCTCGTATGTGTCCAGTGAATAAAGCTGAATAAGTACATCCCGGCTGCCCAGGTTGTGTGTGATTGACTTACTCGTACCATCTGCCGTTTCCCACACAGCTGTGTGATTTGCGCCGGAAAGATTAGCTATGGCTTGTAGATTAACTTTCTTGAGTGCGTCACCTTCTGAAGCATCTGCAACTAGCAAATAGTCTTCCGGTGCCGGGCTTGCTTCTGTCTTGCTTGTGATAGATTCTTTTCGCAAGGCAAGAGACAGAGAAGCGCCATCATCGTCGTAAGTAGGTGCAATGTCATTGGATTGTCCGACAAGCTGCTGACCTACCACATCCTGCACAGCTTCTATAAAGTCAGTGACCTGGGTCGACGGGATTGCAATGTTCTGCTCCGAAGCAGAGAGGAGACGCCCCTTGTTGTCTACGTTGATAGTCGTAGTTTTTGTAGCTGAACCATAACTGCCCGCAGTGACTCCTGTCACCTTCAAAGAAAAGGCTAACTGATTCGAGCCATTATCTGGTGTCTTGGCTATTTCTGCTGAGTCAGCAAGGTATCCGTCAATAGCAGAGCGGGACCTTGTGACAGAGAAGAAGATGTTGTTAGTGCCTTCAGTAATTGCGTCAGTATTAATAGTAGCTTGCCGTAGACTGAGGCCAATCGTGTCTGCATTATGAGCAATGATGATGCCTGAGCTAGTGCCATCCTGAACTGGAAGGACTAGCTTAGCTTTGTTGAATACACGCTCATCTGTGTAGTACAGACGAGAGCCTTCAGGCAGGTCTGCTGTACTGAACACACCCAAAGTAATTGTAGGCGTAAGTGCAAGTGTTCCTGCATCGTAGGACCATGTAATTGAATTATTTGCACTTGACTTAATGGTTGTATTGATGAAGCCTGAGACCATGCCGTTGCGGTTGACTGAGCTGTTCAATGGGGCAGGCAAGTCTGTTTCTTGGATGCTACGGAAACTAGGTGTACCTTCGCTGCCGAGCGGAGAAGCCAAGAAGAGGTGAGCTGTCTGGCTTGCGAGGCTAATATTGAACTGTCCGGTAGCTGTGATGAAAGGGATGCTCTCACCAGGCTCTACGGGAATGACAGCACCAGAGCCATCCAGGGTAGTTACGTTGAATATGTTTGGTGTAGTTAAGCCTACCTTGGAGACGGAACCACCGGCTTGTGAGGCCGACCAACTTGTGTTGCCCAGACCATCAGTGACAAGCACAAAGTTTTGACCACCGGCGTTGGGCGGGAAACGGAAATTGAGGTCCTGTGTCTGGCTCTGTACTCCGAATGATGTTTTAAATGTACCACCAATCTTGACACCGAGCTGTGTCTCAAGATGCTGCGCACCAAACCTTGCGTCTACCTTGTCACCGCTCAGCCGGTCTCCTACGGAGGTAGACCAATCTGCGTTACGTAGATTAGAGGTCAGCGCAAGTTTGCTGTAGGCTATTTGTGCATTTGAGATAATATCTGTATTTGTAATCTTGTTTGTGAGATTTAATTTCTCGTAGGTTAACTTATCAGCGTGTGCTACAGACCAATCGCTATCCTTTAGCTCATGAGTCAGGAGTAGGGCATCGCGTGGGATATTGCTTAGATTGTTTAGGTTACCAGCAATACTCTTATTGGTTAACTCCTGTGAGAGTGCTGCCAATTCTGCTGCCGAATAGTTGTCTACCTTAGATAGTCCTACGTCTATCTTCTGCAAGCCTGATGGCCTGCCGGAGAAGACTGGGGCAACGAGCGTTTTGTTGCTCAAGGATTGAGCATCGCTCACGCCAACTACATCGCTGTTAACACCATGGACACTCTTATCCAAGACGTGTTCTGTAAAGTTTGCTATCGTTGCACGTGTATCAATGTCTTCCTGCAATTCTTTGACAATGTCATGCATTGTTGTTGCTGTAACATTGTTGATTGCAGTTTTTCTTGAAAGTTTACGTAAGTCAATTTCTGCATCTATAGCGACGCTTGCATCAGTCAAGCCGCTGATGACGTTGCCGTCAGGACTGCCGACATTGATTGTTTTATTCTTTAATGTTTCTTCGTTTTCCAGAGTAGCCAGTACACCTTCTGTCGGAAGTGTGACGGCTGTTTCTGCGGTACTTGTGAGGGCAATCTTGAAGCCGCCAGCAAGCTCTAAGTCCTGTGCCAAGATGAGGGCACGGTCGCCGTTCTGAATATCCAAGAGAAGTTCTCGGTCAGCTGCAGTATCTGCTGCACCTTGTCTGGTCGAGTCGTAGCGGATGGTTAGATATTTACGTGTTGCAAGCGGTACTTGATAGTCAGGCAAACGAAGCGAGCCATTCACCTCGAATACACTTGCATATACTTTGAATTCCGAAACGGGTGTACCCTCTGAGCCAACGTACAGATTGCTACTACCGTTACCGCCCGCAGAAGGGTCTCCTGGCAAAAGTCTGATGTCAGTTTTGCTGCGTAAATTTACGGATTCACTGTTGTCAACTTGGTAAACGCCGCCGAGACGGTCCAATATTTCCAAGTTAGCTTTAGCCTCTGTGCTCAAGCCAGAGGATAAAAAGAGGCGTAGGTTACGGGTTCTACTGGTTGCCACCTGTTATTCCTCCACTTCAGGGCGACAGCTTTGCGCTCTGTCAGGTCAGGCAAATCATAGCAAAAGAAAAGGCCCCACGCAAGTCACGCGGAGCCTCTTTTGCGATTCTCTATACTTAACTTACACAGTGAAGTTTTCGAGAACCACGCCTGCCGCTGGCTGTGTACAGAGGAGAGCAATCTGGCCTTCCATGTAGGAAGCGATTCTGCGCTCATGTCCGCCGCCCGAAGCTGGCTTGAGGTGGAGTTTGCCGGAGCCTACTTCCACAGGAGTCATTTCAGTGAAGTACAATTGCATCATAGCTTTCTGACCAGCAGATTGCTTAGGCAATGCAAATGCACGCTTAGGAGCGATGTACTCAGAGCTAATAACTTCGAGTGTATCGTTCTCGTGTTGGAAGATGAATGCTTTCGCACCCTTAACTCGTTGGCTGTCTGAGATAGTCAAACGGCGTTTATCTTCATCAGCTTCGACGAGCGAGTCACGAGCTTCAGGAGACATAGCGAGCATATCCCATTTGTACAAGCCTTGACCAACTGCGACCTTAGCTTCGCTCAGTGCTTCCTGCACATACTTGAGGGCAATCAATTGACCGTTGCAGTCAACACGAGTACCAGCAGTGATGCCTGCCATGTCGATTCCATGAACCTTACGTCCATCGTTTGCAAGCAAGGACTCGAAACCAGCGAAAACTGGAGAAGCGAGTGCATAGTCTGAGATGCTGGTCAAGTCAGGAATATCAACCTGGCCGGAGCGGTAGATAACGTCATTACCCACCAAAGTGCTGCCAGTTTGGTCGTCTGCTACGTCAAGAATGTTGCCATTAGCGTCAAGAGCTTCGACAGTGACTGTACCATTCTTACGGCTGCGGCTAACAACGCGGAGAGCAGCAACAGTTCCGGAGTCAACTAATGGAAAGTGTGCTGCAGTACCTTCTGGATTGTAAGGAGTTACGAGGTCGCCGTACTCAAAGAGACCGACGTGGCCACGAGAACTGCTCAATGCGCTCAAGGTGATGACCAATTTGCCGCTAGAAGCAGCTACTGAGGCGACTGTACCGATAACGCCTGTTCCGTCTGCATAGAGGTCAGCTGCGATACGGCGCTTGGTAGCAATAGCTTTGGATTGCATTTCGAGAGCGAGAGGCTCAGCATACTTGAGTGGGCTATTGAGTGCCTTCTTGTAGAGGTTGTACTCAATTTCCACAGTAGCATCGAGTTCTTTCGATACTGCAATTTTTTCGCTTACGCTGATGCGTTGAGCTTTAGGGAAGTTAGTCGAGCTAACTGGGTTAGCGTACTGAACTGCCGATGGCCCAAGGCTCGTTTGCAGCATAAAGCGTTGCTCACGCCAGTTGGGGTCACCAACGCGGAACTTCTTAACCATCTCAAAGTCAGGGAAAGTTTGGTTCAGCTGGTTGAATACACCAGATGTAAATGCGATTTGGAGGAACTGACCAAGCGGAAGTCCGCCTACTCCGTTCACGCCTGCGATTGGGTCGAATGCCATGATAATCTACTCCTTTATTTAACGCGGCCAGTCAACATGCTGGAAAGGGCAGCTGCCCAATTATTTTCCGCAATATGTTTATTAAAAGATTCCTTGTCTACTTGTCTACTCCCTTGTACTGTTTGGGCTTTTGCCGCCACCTTGGTAGCTGCATTAGCTTTACGCGCTTCAGCTGCGGTTGCAGCCTCTTCTTTTGCTTTCATATTAAGACCTTGTCGTAGGCTGCTGGCCACTTCTTCAAAGACACGGCGAGTCATGGCGGGAGTGATTGCCTGCTTGCCTTGTTCCTCTTCGATGTTGGCGAGTATGTCGATAGCTTCAGACCAGACCGTACGGTCGAGTCTTTCTTCGAGCTGCTCGTTACCCAACGTACCAGCAAATCTAACACGGTCAAAGGAAGGATTGACGACGGATTGGAGAGCCGCTTCCTCGGCAGCTGCACGCTCTTGTGCGATTGCATCCTCTCGTTCCTTGAGGCGTTTAGACTCAATATTGCGTTCTCTCTCAATCCGGTCAAGCCGTTCGCGGAGTTGGATTTTCTCAAGTTCGTCAGGAGTTGCATCGCGCTTTTGCAATTCCTTATCGACTTGTTGCTGAACCCATTCAGCATATGCACCTTGCTTATTGGCGAGGAGGTCAACCAATCCTTCGAGACCTTGGTTAGTGTAGGCTTGCTCCACAGCATCCCATGCTGTCTGTACATCCTTGTATTGAGCTTCCCGTTCTTCCAGGTTCTTGCGAAGTTGGTCGCGCTCGTTCTGCCATTTCCGAGCACCTGCTGCCATGGAGATAGCTTTCTTTATAGCGTCTCGATTGTTCCAATCAATCTTGATGCGCTTACGTCCAGTATCATCTGTCAGGTCTAAGTATTCAACTTCACCGTCCGCTTCCGGCTGTTCTACGGAGCCAGCCTGCTGACCCTCTGCATCAATATCAACCGGCTGGGCACTGGCCTCTTCCGAGTCAATATCGACTGGTGGTGTGTAGCTGTCAGCTTCTGCTGACCCACCATTAGCGACGCTGTCTGCACCTACTGTGGGTATGTCTTCGCCTCCGCCTCCCCATATAGTTGCAAATGCGTTAGAATTACTTGCCTGCTCTGTCATAAAAACTCCTGCTCTACGTCCTTGGAATGGATGGTAGATATTGTCCCTTACGGGTGTAGCGTGCGTCCAAGACCACCGAGGATAGCACGAATAGAGTATTATTTAAGTTATTTTTTAGGTGTTGTCAACTGATTGTTTTGTTTCTTCTTTAATTCCTTCGTAACGGTCGCGCCGAAAGAAGGTGCTTCAACCTGTGACTTTAACCAAGTTTTAACCTTACTCCAGAGACTATCCCCGTTCTCAGGCTCGTCATCTCTAAAGGGTTTTCCTATCTTATATGCTGCGCTATTCTTATCTTCGGTCATTGTGGCATTCCTCCAGGTCCTGGTGGTGGTGGCATTCCTCCGGGCGGTGCTCCACCTGGAGGCATTCCCGGCATAGCACCAGCTGGTGCCATCTTACTAGATTGTAATTCTTCACGCTCTTTTACGTGACGATTAATCATTTCTTTGTGAATAGAATTAAGATACTTGAACTCTGCAGTCATCACGTAGACGTAAGCAAAGGCAAGCATATTGATGTGGTCTTCATAGTCCTTGGGCGGGATGTATATGCCCTTAATACGCATCTCTTCAAAGATTTCGCGTTGACGAGTTTCGGCTAGTTCAATGTGGTCGTAGGCACTTTCAAGTTCTGTAAGCTTCAGAAGCTGAAGCATTTTTCTTGGCTGCACTCCTGCCTGTTGGAAGAGTGGCATCATCTGCAAAATCTCTTCGCGACGTGTCATCGGGTCAAGCGAGAGAGATGCACCGTACTCAACTACAAGGTCAAAGCCAGATGCAATATCGGCACCTGAGATGTTAAT